TGGATCACCAAGACCATTAGGCGCATGTTGTAGATATGGAGTGTGTAGTGCTACAACTGAAGAAGATTGTTTTTTAATTTCACCCGAAAAGGGCGGTCAATATATTTCTTGGACTAACAGACCATGTGATCAGGTAGATTGTGGAGGAACCAGACCGGTTGCATGTTGTAAATTAGACGAGCCATGCTCAATACGCTCCAGAGAGAGTTGTGAAAATGATGGAGGAACAGTTATTAATGAAGAGGGGTCGTGTGATGGGGTTGAGTGTGATGTGACACCCACATGGTTCTGTACTCAAGCGGAGGGAACCTGTTATCAAAAAGAGGAAAAGGGCGGTTATGAGGACGAATCTACATGTCGAGAAAATTGTAAAAACTATTCTTGTACTAATCCTGTCGCTGGTAATTGTACTAGGGTAAATGGGCCTGGATCTGAAACCGAAGAAGAGTGTCAAGCCAATTGTAAAGTAGCAGTATCATATAACTGCAATGGTTGTGTTTGCACAGATCCGAAAACTGGAAACGGTACATATACTACCTTTGATGCATGTCAAACAAATTGTTCAACATGTTTTGACTGCGTGAATAATAATTGTTTTGGAGGTAAATATAATGGAGCGTATAGGGATTTAGCGGCATGTGAGGCTAAGTGCGCTGCTCCGCCGCTGGATACGCCCGGAGCATGTTGTACATTTGTCAATGGTATAAATACATGTACTTATTTTTCCGGCACTGGAGGAACTCCAGGAACTAATGAATCTGCTTGCACTTTGAATAACGGTGTATTTTTTGCAAATAAAAACTGCACTGAAATCAATTGTGCTAATGATGTATGTTGCTGTGGTCAATTGTTTGATGGCACCAACAAATGTATCGTCTGCACGCAGCCATTCCCATGGAAGGGTGCTAAGTGTGCAAATGCGTCCGGCCCATGTTATGATGATTTATTTAATCCAACCATACCAACATCTAGAGAAGAATGTGAAGGACTACCATAATGGCAGGAGCATGTTGCATATCATCAGTAAATCCACCACTTGGTATATGTGCCATTACTCCCGATGATGTTACATGTAATGAAACATACGGAGGAATATATCTCGGTGAAGACACCGTATGTCCTGCGTCTGGTTCCTGCATTGTCAGTCCTGCCGGCATAATAAATGATTGCGAATGGTGCTGTGGTTGTAACCAAGAGGGAGAACCGAAACGACAATTTTACCCTTGTTGTTTTAGAACCACAGATGGATTATGTGATTGTCCGCAAGCACATTCTATAGATTATATCAATACATGTAGTGGTAGAGCAAAAGGCGATTGTGATATTGAAGGATTCACAAAATTAAGATCAGATCTTTTGGGAGATCCGGCGGAAACAGAAACTATAGAAGATTGCTATATTGACGCAAGAATACCAAGAGCATGTTGTCATATGGTATACGATAACTTAAATGTACCACTTGGAATAACATGTTCTAATGTTTGTAATCCTAGAGAATGTGATCTGAAAAATACAACAAATCCATCGACATATCCTTCAGTATATTCTAGTGGAGCAGTGTGCGGAAAGGCCGCAATGACAAAATATCCTTCTGCATATAATTGCGGACTACAAGTTGAAGGAATAGTTGGAGCTTCACAGAGAAGATATAGTTCTAATAATATACGACAAGAAAGAGTTGGAACCTGTTTCACTCTACAAAAAAGAGGAGATGAATATTATTATAAATGTGAACCGGGATTCAAAGACAGCTGTAAATCAAATGCATCCATATTTGTTCCAATGAAAGATTCAAGATTTGATTTTTGTTACAGCGACTACGCTCCAAAAAGACCACAATTTACACCAACAGGAGTTCTTCTTCCTCAAACAATGTCAACCAAAGATTTTAGAGAATTGACTTTAAATTTCGGTGATTTCTATCAAGGTGGTTATTTTATAGGAATATTCTCACCAAATAGTGCAGATGTTTATGGTTCTGAATTGACATCTTTAAATTCAAAACAAAGAATAACAAAATCAGAAGTTGAAGGCGTTGGTTCTGTAAAATCACTCAGTAATAAAAAATGGGCATTATTCATGGATGATACCTCAACGCATACATCATTATATGCTTCAAGTGAGTCATTTAAACCATTGCCTAGATTATCAAGATATGATGGGTTTTATAATACTCACGGAACTGAATATTCATTTGCTGGATTGGATGCCGCTTTAGTTAGACAATCTAAGAAAATACCACACAATGGACAAATAGATTGGTATATTCCATCTGTAAATGAATTAAAATTCTTATTCTCTAAATTAGTAATCAGTAGTTCTAATTATTATACATTCATTAACAAATTATATAATATAGGAAATAATCTTCCAGTATTTTATACTTCTAGCGGAATCAATCCAGATTACTTGTATGGTGGAATAATGGATTTTGCAAATTCCGAAATCTTCGGTAAGATATTACCAATTCATAAATCTAGCAGACAATATATTAAGAAATTTAGAAAAATTGAACTAGTAGATTGACATAAATAGTTTATATAGTATGCTATTTGAAAGGATTTAAACCATGAGCGAACAAACACCTGAATTCAGAAAAGATGAAATTAAAGAAGATAAGTCATTTATAGGAAAGAAATTAAGCATGGTGCAAAATTTTGCATCCGCAATCGCATCTAGAGGATTCAAGGACGAAAAGGTAAGTAAACCAATAAAGCAATTACGAGTTTTGAGTTGTTTTGGTAATCAACACATTGGCGGGGTTCTTCCTCCATGTGAACATCTAAAGCAGTCTTCCACTGAAGGGAAGCATTTCTGTGGTGGGTGTGGTTGTGGAGACAGAAGAGGAACATGGCTCGTTGCAGATGGAGAAGAATATAGTAAACTGGATTATCCAAAGTTAGCATGCCCGCTTCAAATGCCGGGATTCACTAATTATGAAAAATCAAAGGATGACGAATCAATTGAACCGATTACTCGTAGATATTACATTGAAAATATGTCATATACTGAAATAGATCAAATTCCAGTCACTACGCCTGAACCACCAAAGATGGCAAAGAATGCTCAAGTGGTAAATGATCCAAATAAGGTTCTACCTAAAGAACAACCACCAGAGCAACAATAAGAACAGTAAATCCGTTTAAAAATAAAAGAATCTCCGTATAAATAATACGGAGATTTTTAAATGGCAACACTCAGTTCAAAAGATGATCTTATCGAATATGCCCTTAGAAAATTGGGCAAACCTGTTGTTCAGATCAATGTAGATTATCAGCAATGTCAAGATAGAATTGATGAGGCTCTATTATTTTTCTCAGAGAGACACTTTGATGGGGTGGAGAAGGGGTATTTTAAATACCAACTCACCCAAACAGATATAGATCGTAAATATATCGAAACCAACGATATTGGCCCGATCAACGGTATAACTGGTGATAGTCCGGATGGAAAAAATATAGTATCGGTTGTGAAGGTTTTTCAATTTGGAAACTTTACATCGATAGACATGTTTGATATTAGGTATCAATTGGCATTAACTGACTATTTTGGTATCAATAGAGGATTGGCAGGAACTCCAGCACTAGGCCTTGCGACATATGATTCGACAAAGAAATATGTTAAATTAATTCAAGATTTCTTCCAACCAGAAAAGGCAATAAGATTTAGTAAGGTAACAAATAGACTTTACATTGATGGATATCTAGACGATATTACTCCCGGACAATATATTATTGTTGAAGCGTATGCCAGTTTAGATCCTGAAAAATTTACTGAAATTTGGAATGACCGTTGGTTGCAGAAATACTCAACTGCACTAATCAAAAAACAATGGGGTACTAACATGGCGAAATATGACGGTGTTCTTTTGCCTGGTGGAATAACCATGAAGGGATCCCAAATATACGCAGAGGCAATAAATGAATTAGCAGAAATCGAAAATGAATTCTATAGAAGTTATGAATTACCTGTCGATTTCATGATGGGATAAAAAATGGCAGTAAATCCTTATTTCAATGATTATGTTGGGGAACAAAATCTACTAAATGATCTCGTCATAGAGACGATAAAGGCAACAGGTAGAGATGTAGTTTACATCCCAAGACAATATATGAATTTAGATCAAACCTTGGGGGAAGACACACAAGGTAGCAAATTTACTAAAGGTTATATCATTGAAATGTATCTTAGCGATGTACAGCAGTTTGGTGGTCAACGAGATATTGTTAGTAAATTTGGAATTCAATTAACAGATAGAATAAATTTAGTTCTTTCCAGAACAAGATTTCTGCAAGAGGTAACATCCAAAGAACCAGATATAGAAAGACCAAGAGAAGGTGATTTGATTTATTTTCCAATGATGGAATACCTATTTGAAATAAACTTTGTTGAAGATAAACAACCATTCTTCCAGTTTGGAAAACTAACAACATATAATCTAACATGTGAAGTATTCAATTATTCATATGAAACTATTAATACTGGAAACAGTGATATAGATGAAGCACAGACTGAAAGAAAAGAATATCTAAAACAATTGACACTAGGAATGACTGCATTTGGTGGTACTTTGAACTACGAATATTATGTGGGAGAAAAAGTATATCAAGTTTCTGGAGTTACCGGCGCCGGTGCGACCTGGGCAGATGCTACTGCCGTTGGTACGATTATAGAATTCAATTACTTAAGTGGTAGAACATATAATTATGCATATGTCGGCGATATAACTGGAACATTCTTGTCAGGCAACGAAAGTCTAAAGGGAATTACTTCTGGTACGGAATACTACATTAGCGGAATTACCGGAACCACCATTGCAATTGGTAGAAATCCAGAAACAGATGATCCAGATAGAGATAATGACAATATTCAATATAGAGGCGATTCACAGGGTATATTTGATTTTACTAGCACGGATCCTTTCAGTGAGGGGGGTTATTGATGTTTGGAATAGACTATAGTTATTACAATAGATCTTTAAAGAAATTAGTAGTTGCATTTGGATCTATTTTTAATGAAATATATCTTTCTAGATACGATTCTAATAATACTGCATTTGAAAAAATAAGAGTTCCATTGACATATGGTCCTAAGGAAAAATTTGTCAGAAGATTGACCGAAGCAAGTAGCATAACTGATGGAACAAAATTAGGAATAACTCTTCCTATTATTGGGTTTCAAATAACAGGAATGGGATTTGATCCATCTAGAAAATTGAATAAGTTAAAAAAAGTAAAGTCCACTACATCAAATTCAATAAAAACAATGTGGTCAGAAGTTCCATATAATATTGAATTTGGATTATTTGTTTTTGCTAGAACAATAGATGATAATTTTCAAATCATAGAGCAAATAATACCAAATTTTACTCCAGACTTTACTGTTACAATAAATTTTAATGAACTAAACACAACAGTAGATGTGCCTTTTCAATTAAATACTGTTGTCACTAATGAAGATTTTGAAGGAACATATGCTACAAGAAGAAGTGTAACTTCTACATTATCCTTTACTGCAAAAACATATATGTTTGGTAGAATCAAAGAAACTCCAACCGGACCAATTGAAGAAGTTGATATTAATTTTAAGAATTTTGTTACAGGCGATTTTATTACAGATTTAGGTTATACAGGAGATGCAGATACTGGAAGTATCACATATGTACCATGAGCGATTCTAATGAAAAAATATCAAAAGCATTGGATGTAGATTTTGATCCTTCTGCACCAAAAGAAATAACTGTTTCCAAAAAGGATCTAGATAAGATCAAGAAAGAAAAAAAAGAAGTTATGCTCTCTACCGATTTTGAAAAAGCAAGAGATAGCATAACAGAAATGATTTCTACTGGAATGGATGCAGTTCAAGGCATAATGAGAGTCGCAGAAGCCGGAGATTCACCAAGAGCATATGAAGTAGCATCTTTACTTCTTAAGACTGTGACCGAAATGAATAAGGATCTTATTGATATTCATAAGAAAGCTAAAGATGCCGAAAAGGAAAATGTGACAATTAAGAATACGACAAATAACTCAATCTATGTCGGTTCTACTACAGATCTACAGAATCTTATTAATAAATCAAGAAGTCAGTATAAGGATCTACCTGAAGCAGAAGTGATTG